AATGAATTCAACTTCTTCTCCCATCGCTGCTACCATCGCCGAACAACCCGCAATGCCGGTTGTTGCTCCGAGCAAGAGCTCCATGCCTAAAGGGCAAGGAGGCAAGGGTCGCTCAGCGGAAGCTCCACGAGCTTCAGCTAACAAACAACCTCCGAGCAGTCTTTCTAAGACTGCTCAGAAAAAATTGGCCAAGGAGAAGCGGAAGGCTCAAATAGCACTTCCGCCCGTGCCCCCCGTAGGGGGAAATGGTGAGAAGCCGTCAGAAGCTTCTGTGCCTCCTAAACCACAGCCTCCTGTTAGACGTATTGGATTTGCGACCGCGTCTAATCAGTGGGCTCCTCAAGTGGTTAAGGGATCTAAAACCGACACCTATATTAAGAAATTAGGTTTTAATCTAAGATACTATTCTGATGATCAACAAGGTGGGGATGTGAATCCTCACTTGGCTCAGGCCTGTGAGAGGGGGATAGCTACAGCGAAAGCTTTAGCTTATCTCTATACTCGCAATGCGATCAAAGTACTTAGTGTATATGGTGATGCGCGCGACGAACGCATCGTGAGTTACTGCAACAGAGAAGCAGAAACTCCCATGGACCTCCAACGTTATACTCCCTTTATAACAGCGAAGGATGGGACCCGCAAACCAACACAAGGTACATATGTTGAAGCCGCTCGAGACCGTGATGCTCTCTTGATGGTGGACATATATGCTACCAATGTGGATGGATCTTGTGAGTTTTCTCCTCGCACCCTCTCTTATTTTTTAGAGGGTTTAGCGCAACCATTTGGGCCTATGAAGCTCATGTGGATTGGACGCAAATTTTATGGGGATGTTGGAGTCGTTGCCGGGGAAGGTGCCTGGCGACGAACATTAAAGAAAAATGGGCAAATGAAAGTAATATATCGTGCCTCCACTATGGAGCCCACGGAGTACGAACACGATCCATGCGATTGGATATGGCAAAGCAGCTCAGCTGCAGTTGTTGTTCTAGGACAAGCAGCTGTGTTGAGCTGGAATGTCGCATTCGTTGTTGGAACAACATATGGGGTGGTTTTCCATCTCACTGTTGGGCAGCTATCAGGTGAGTCTTCTGAGCTTTTTGCTTATGAGACCAATTTGATCGATGTTCCTGTGCCTCGTAAAGACTGGTTCGCGTCTACATTGCGATCCTACCAACATTACGTTCCTTTTTCTTTAATGGGCTTAAGTCCTTGTCAAACAAAACTCAGGTTATATAAGCCTGTTTTCGATCGAGCTTATACCGAGGTCGTGAACAAGCGATATAGTCCTACAAATCTTTCTTTAGTAACTCAAACTATGATTCTTGAGTGTCAAAATCCCTCTACTAAATTATTTTTAGATGCCTTTCCTATGTACAATCCGATGGCACATCTAACTGATTTAGCTTGGGGAATTTTGATGTTTAAGTTGGAGGAGCGCCACAGCACCGTTAATACGGCTATGCAAGTTGGCGCTGGGATGATGTATGAAGTGAACGAGGCGCAGGCTAAGTTAGGGGCACCACCGTCCTCAACTCAGCCAGCTACTTGGGGATGGGCAAAACTCCTTGGTCTAGCGACCGGGGCAGTGGTCCTCCTCTTGGTAGCGCGGCGTCTTGCTCGTCGAAATCCTGTAATGGGATCCGCTTCATTGCTTCCTACACTTGTTAATTATATCAAGCGTATTCCAATACCCACTAACACCATTAAATGGCTTAGCACTCCTCGCGGAGCGGTCTATCACAACTTCGTTAGGGATTCTTTCCTTAACCTTGTGGTAGCTCCGGTTTGTGAAGAGGGAATCAAACGGTTGATGAATTGGGGAGGATATGGTATGACTATGCCTCTGATTGAGTTTGGCTCGAGTATACTTCTTGAAGGAAGAAGTATCACTATTAGATATCTCCTTTTGCGTATTTTTGTTTTATACTTGCATAAACGCTGGCTAGTTCTCCCTTTCACACAAGGTGTAGTAGCTCATTTTGGATGGAACCTGTTGTGTCATATATGCCACGAAATAAATGGATTATATGACCCAAATTCAGCAACCTTCTGGAAACTACGACTCATCTCCCGTGCTATAGAACGTGCTGGACCTGCTAGTATGGCTAAAGTCGGATATCTATTTTTATTACTCCTCAGCTTCGCCGCTGGGGCGTTTTTCCTTCGTCAAAGGGTGCTTGCTAAAAACACCGCTTATGGACTAAATTATTATGCTCACTGGAAAAAATTATATTATGAAACGGATTGGGAAAACAGAGTTGTCGATCAAGACGCTCCGCGAGGAAATTATGTTATTATAGATCCTCGTGTACCTGAGAGTGCCACTAGCAGCATTGTTGCCAATGTTGCCGAGGGACATCTTTTTAAGATCTCAGGGGAACTTTTCAAAATACCATTCGTAGAGAAACCAGTAACCTACTTTTATCACCTTCTTCCCACCAGCTTTCCTGGTTATGTTCCGCAAGTAAATTATCAAAATTTAATTGTTGCCATAGCCAGTCGATTGTTGAAACCTCCACCGATGACGCCTACTATTCAAGAGGCCAATTGGAAAAACGTTGAGAGACGTTATGGGGAAGATTTGATAAATCGTTGGTTTGAGGCCGTGCGACATACTTATTCTCCACCGTGGGAAGATGTTATTGATGCATGGGTAGAGCATTTTAAGTCATCCAAGAAACGGCGCCAGTACGCAGACATTGTCAGACAACTTCGGGAGGGTAGATTAAAAATGACCACACCCACTTCAACAGATGTGTTTTTAAAACATGATGAACTTTTGCTTCAAGCTAAATGGTCGAAAACCCGTTTAGATGAGGCTTTGGTTCATTCCATGAAACCACGCTTAATATCAAACGTACACCCCACTTTCCAAGCGAAAGTTGGTCCTTACATTCAACACGCACAAGATGTTATGAAAGATACCCTTAGTAATGAACAGCCACCTCGGACGTTCCTTATTAGGGGTAAACAATTCTACATCCATCTTAGTTGCTCTGGTAGTGGAACGGACCAAGAATTAACTACATGGATGCAGAACGTGATCAGCCGGAAGTATTGTCCGATCGGCTGTCGCGGTATAGCAATCAAATGCAGTGGGGATGATTCTATAGTTGCAGAGTTCTATCCGACCCATATGGTATTTTGGGAAGGTGATGCAAGTATGTTTGATTCGAGTCAAAGCAAAGGTCCTTTTAAAATTCCAATATCTAATGATGCACTGTTTAGGAGTAGATGCTAGTATTACTTTGTCTTTATACAAAGTAGCACACGCCACCCTAGTAGTCCGACCAAAGAAAAATGATTATGATTTTGATATCTTACGTGTAGATAGATCTCAGCGCCCTCACCGAGACACTGGTGGGGCGGACACTTATATCGGTAATACACTAGTTATGCTAGCGGCTTGGTATTTTGTTGTTCGTTCTATTTGGGAGCTGCAAGACGATCTAGATTTAGGATCTTTGGAAACAAATTTTTCTTACCTGGGTTTCGCCATGAAATTCAGAACCGGAAAACAGACAGATGTCACTTTCTTGAAAGGAATGTGGTATCCTACTGATTCCGATGGGCTCGTGTGGGGACCTTTGCCCTCACGAGTTTTGAAAGCGGGCAAGTCTCTGTCTTGTCCGACTGATCTTTATCCAAATGTTGGTCTAGTTACAGCATCTGGTTTTTATTTACGCGATGTGGCGTCTTCTTACTCCACATTTCTTCCTGTCCCTATACTACGGGCTTTTGTTCAGCGGTTCGCCGCGGATGTGAAGCCGCATCCAATGACGGCAATTAAGGAATTTTCTGTACAAGGTACAGGATTATACCGAAATTGCAAGATCACTGAAGATGCAGTAGCTCAAGTGTGTCATCGTTATGACATTGATGAGACAGACATCGCGCAAGTTGAATACCAGTATTCTGTTGCGGAACCTTTAGAATTAATTAGTCACAGCGCATTCTCAGCATTAGCGCTTGTTGACTACAACTAAATCAACATTTTCCTGGGCCGTGTCAATAAAGAGGTAGGTATGACACGGGGGCGCTGCTAGCCCTGAATAGTACGGTGGAACAGATAAAACTCACGTAAGTGTACATCATGCAACCAGCCAATAAACAACGCAAACCCAAAGCCAAGAAACCCAAACAACCAAAACAACCGTCTAAAATGATGGTCACCGTATCAAGCAATGCTCCAGTCTCGAAAGGGTACAATGGGGCTATCAAGAGCGCTCAATTTCGAATGGGGCGCAATGGAAAGATCCTAGTCTGCCACTCCGAACTGGTTGGCGATGTTCTCGGAACTGCCGGTTTTACACCCGTCACTTTCAGCATAAATCCAGGCCTTCAGAGTCTGTTTTTGTGGCTCAGCAACATCGCTACCAACTACGAGTCGTATGTCTTCAAGAAACTCAAACTCCGATATCTTCCTGCTTGTTCGACCGACAATGCCGGCTCAGTCTACACTTCAGTGGATTTTGATCCAGCAGATCCGGCTCCCTCTACAGAGAGGCAGTTAGCCAATTATCAGGGCACTAAGTTCAGCCCTCCCTGGAAAGCGCAGACGTACGACTGCCTTGCGAACAATCTTCGCAAACGCTCTTCGTACTTTGTGCGTTCTGGGCCTCTCACGGCAACTGAGGATCTCGGTCTTTTTGACACGGGTAATCTCATCATTGCAACGGTTGGCTGCGCTGCGGTCACCGTGGGCAAATTATGGGTCGACTACGAAGTCGAATTTTCCACCCCTGATTTTCCAATCACAGGGGTTGGCAGAGCTTTATCTGCCAAATTGACGGCAACTGACAATTTTGTCACCGTCCCAACAATCACAGGCAATGCTCCTCTTACAGCCAGCGTTGCTGCTAATGTCCTGACTTTGACAGCCTCGCAACCATACCAATGTGTGATTGCGTGTACTGTCACTGGCACGGGCCTTACGTCTGCGACTGTGGGCGGCACTGCCGCGGAACTTCTTCGTAACAGTGTCGTTAACACGGGTGGTACTAGTTTTAACCAAACTATTACCATCAATTTTAGCGCCGCCGGTCAGACCGCCACATATGCTGTCACCACTCCCACCGCAGTTGCCAGCGTTGGTATGCGCTTTGGTCAATATGACATTTCCACTTTGGCTTAATTGATGGAAAAGGGTCGCTCAACCCGAATGTTACTGTTCCTCCGTTATATATGCGGGTAGGTGAG